GAAATTTTCACTTAGGACCTCGAACTGTTGTAATCTTATGACCAATCATCAATCTTCGGTCCTGCTACCCAGACTCAGACACGTATTGGATACGCTGTCGATGCACAGATAGGATGCGCTACACTGCGCCTTATCCGGCCAAGCTCGGCAACTCCTAGAGAGGAGTCGTTGGTGACAGGCCACGCCATAGGATCCACTTCTGCGAGCAAATCCTTCTTGTCACCGAAGATAACAGAAATCATCTTCTCCCAGTCCCTACCTGGGACTAGCCGAGCCAAAGTTCTTGCAGCGAGTGACTCACTCACTGTCACCTCCCTGATCCCCCTGCCGAGCAGCGAGGTGTAAGGGAGGTAGTCACGCACCGGTACTTGCAAAGCGAGGACGTCAGTCTGGGTAGGCATTTCGTCCCCCTCAGGTCGCCACTTGTATGATACTTCTAGCATCAAGCGCCTGAGGGAAGCGATGGACATTCCCGCCTCGTCTAATACCTTCCTTGGTATGTGACGTGATATAAACTCATCGGTGGCCTTGGAGGGCACCCCATGAGTGTTTGCCTTATGGACAGACCGCTCTTTCACAACCAGTGCGAAGAGATTCTGCCCGACAAAGTCCACCACCGGTGAACCGTTGACTGAAGCCTTATTAGTACATAGCTCCAGCGAATACTGAGCCAACTCCGGGAGTCTGAACTCCACAGTTGATCTCAATAGTAGGCCCAGATCATCGACCGATGACCTAACACGCAATGTCCACACTTGGTTAGCGTAATTAGCGGCACGCTCCCCAGCAGACATGTCAGCCTCAGTGGCCCAGTTCCCACTGACGAGCGATGTTATCGCCCTCGCAAGATAGCCACCGGCCTCCTCCCTAGTGAAAGCGACTCTCAGAAACTCACCCACACGCATGCCAACTCCCTGCTTGGACGGGTTGAATCTGACGCCCGACTCCAAAGCCCTGGTCACCAGCCTATCCGCTTGTTCCACTGTTGCGTTCGCGTAGATGTCGTCTCCCGCGTGGTACGCCTCAAATGGGAGCTTGATCTCGCCATACAAATATCGAGTGTAAGCCGAATTCAGGATGGTGTTGATAAAGGTCGTCGCACGATGACCGCTAAACAAGCCTCCCACCGTCTTCGCCTCTCGCCTCACGCCGTCATTATCAGACCAATACACATGTTCATTTGATATGCTCTTCACAGCCCAGTCAAGCACCTCTTTCGGCGCACCTGCGCACGCCTCCTCAATGACAACGGCCATCGCCTCATGCGTATGCTGACTATTATAATCCGTAAAGTCCAGCATGACGTTGACACCCGTCCGGGTCGATAGAGCGGGGTACAGCTCACTCTGTGCCCGCGCCCCAGGATTGAGCAAACAATTCTTATTAGCCCATACCGTTTCGACTGGTCTCAGTAGATAATCGAATGTCGTGTAACTAACCGTGTCACCCGAATAGATTGCCCTGGTAGCTCCGTTCTCCAACTTCTCGCTCTGACCTGCGTGCGTGGCAGGCTCACCGAAAGCTATCAAGTTCTCATCCACGACCTCCATGAACTCTTTCCTCGTCGGCTGAGGCGGCAAGTCTAAACGTCCACCCAGCTTTATCTCCTCAATACGCCTTGCGTGAGACCCTGCCTTCGTGTACAACCACCTACGCGACCAATACTCGTCAGGCGACGACCAACTGGGCTGTACCGCCAACTCCTCTCTGACAACCTGTCTAACATAAGGCCTGATCTCCTCTTTTATGCCAGAAGACTTCTCTTTTCGAAAGAATTCTTGCTCAATACGGCCCCTGACATCCGCGTCCCTGTCAAGATGTGTCGCTCCCCTACACCTCATAGACTTTAATTCAGTGCAACACCTGCCCAAGACCGTTGCGTTACATCCTAACGCCTTGACTTTATCCGAAAAGTCCTTCAACCACTCGTCTTCCCTCACCTTAGAGATGATCGCAACCGCGACCCCCGGTGAGTGTGCCCAAACCGCACAAAACCACATTAACCAAGCTGAAGCTTGATCATTATACAGACCCATCAAGTAACCCGGATTCCTTGATAAGTATGAAGCTGCCTCCTTATGATAGATTTTCGCATCCTTCCAGACATGTCTGAAGAACACGTTAACCTTCGACCTAGCCCCCGGGTGCTGCTTTACCGGGAACACTGCTCTGTCATCCTCACTATCCAAAACAGAACTAACCAACCCTCTCTTGATGGGTTCAACAACCCTGACCCCCAAATAATCCAACAAATCCTCTACATTAACGTCCGCCTGTAGCGGCGTTACCCAAACTTTGAGCGCGAGCTCCACAATAGTCTTCTTGCTCGCTACTACCCTAGCCACATCCAAAACCGTCAAGGCCTCCTTAAGACTAACGTCTTTACCTATCCTTGACAGCAGGGCCCGTTGGGCCATCTAACTATCGCCGGCACCACCGTCTACAGCCTCTGTTTTGGGCTTCACAGTCGTGCTAGCTGGATCAATTGGA